CTACGCCCCGAGCGTCAGCATCAACTGGTACGCACGCGGCGGCATCATGACAAGCCCGACCATCTTCGGATGGAACGGCGACCGCCTGCTCGGCGGCGGCGAGGCTGGCAACGAGGCCATACTGCCGATCGACCTGCTGCAAAGCTACATCGACGCGGCGTTCCAGCGCAACCTCGGCTACGTCGGGCTTGAGCGCGTGGTTTCGGCCATCGAACGGCTCGACGCGGGGCTGGGCAGGAAGATCGCGGACAACGCGCCCGACAGCTACCCGGGCGACCGGGCGTTCCGCTCGGCGCTTCGCAAGGCGGGGGTGAGCGTATGATCTTCCAGTACGTCAGCAACAACGGCGACACGATCCCGTTCGGCGGCGACTCGCCGTACTACGCGGACTCCGACGCCTTCCGAAGCTACGAGGTGGACTACGACCTCGTGCGCAACGCCGTCACGCGCTTCACGCACGAGGCGGCGGGCTTCGCCTTCCCGATCACCATATCGGCGGCGACCGAGGCAGAGGGCGCGGCGCTGCTCGACCGCCTGCAACAGGCGTTCGAGCACGACGTGCGCATGAACACGGCTGGGCGCGTCGAGATCGGCGACTACTACGCCCGCGCATTCGCGACGAGCTTCGTGCTCTCCTGCGACGATTCGCTCGGGCTGTACGAGATCGAGGTCGAGGCGAAGATTCTACTGCCGTACCCGATGTGGGTGCTCGAAAGCTCGAAGTCGTTCAACCCCTCGGACGGTGGGGCGACGAGCAGGGGACTCAACTACCCGTACAACTTCCCGTTCAACTTCAACAGCGGCATCACTTCGAGGCAGATCACGAACCCGCTCTCGTGGCCTTGCGCCGTCAAGATCGTCATATACGGCGAGGCGCACGACCCCTACGTCTACATCGGCGACAACCGATACGAGATCGACGTTGACGTTCCCGAGGGCGGGCTTCTCGTCATCGACGCGCTCGACAAGTCGAAGATCGAGCTTCGCGACCAGTACGGCAACGTTGAGAACGTCTTCAACAAGCGCATATCGGGCACGCCGGGTTCGGGCACCTACATCTTCGAGCCTATCCCGAGCGGGGTCAACCCGATCACGTGGGACGGCTCGTTCTCGTTCGACGTGATCCTGTGCGGCGAGAGGAGCTTCATACCATGTATGACCTGATCTACACCGACGCCAACCACGTCGAGCAGGGCGCTCTCGACGGCTACTCGCTCATCATGACGTTCGGCGACGTGGAGAACACCTTCGACCTCGTTTTCGGGACGCAGAACGCGCCCAAGATGGTCGGCGGGTGCATGGTCTACGCGGAGGGCACGGAGTACGGCGGCATCGTCCGGGGAAAGGACACCTCGACGAGCGACGGCACCACGACCTTCACGGGTTCGACGTGGCACGGGGTGCTCAACGAGCACCTTCTGTGCCCGCCGAGCGGGCAGACGCACCTCAAGCTGCGCGGCGACGCGCACGACGCGCTGCGCACCGTGATCGCGGCCTGCGGCCTCGGGCAGTGGTTCGAGGTCGCCGGGGGCGACAGCGGCATCGCGGTCAGCGCCGATATCAGGTACAAGAAGGCCTACGACGCCGTGGTCGCCATGCTCGCGAAGTCGCGGGCGAAGCTCGTCATCAAGTGGATGCGCGACCACGCGGAGCTGTCGGCGGTCGAGGCGGTCAACCACGACCAGATGAACTCCGACAACGCGAACTTCACCATCAAGGAGGGCTACCGCCCCCCGAACCACATCGTGCTGCTCGGCAAGGGCGAAATGCTCGACCGCATCACGTCCGAGCTTTTCATGGACGAGGACGGCACGGTCGGCCACGTGCAGCACTTCTACGGACTCGACCAGGTGACGGCGACGTTCGAGGACACGAACGCCGAACTCGACGAGCTTGAGGAGAAGGGAGCCGAGGAGCTTCTTGAACTCCAGGACGTGAACGAGATCGACGTGTCGAGCGAACTCGTCGATGACTACGACGTGGGCGACTACGTGACGGTCACGAACCTCGACGCGGGGCAGACCGCCACGGCGGCGGTCACGAGCAAGACCGTCACGCTGATCGACGGAGAGCCTACCTTCTCGTGCGAGATAGGGTCGGCATCCGCACTATTCGACCTTAACAAAGAAGGAGGTGTATAGAAATGGCTTTCAGCCTGATCACCGGACGAGACGATCACGATCACGTCACATCTGACGATATGGGCACCCTGTTCGCGCTCACGAAGGGCGACGGGCGCTACCGACTCGACGATATCGGGTGCTCGGTCATCGACGCGAACACCGTGCACGTGTCGGCGGGCAACCTGCTCATCGACGGGCGTCACTTCCGCAACAGCTCGGAGGGCGCGAACCTGACCATCGCGAACGGCTCGCAGGGGATGAACCGCATCGACGCGATCGTCGTGGAGTACGACTACGAGACGGTCGGGGAGGACTACCTTGAGCGCGGCCAGCTCGTGGTCGTGCAGGGCACGCCCGTCGCGGGCACGCCCGAGGTGCCCGACTGCGAGGTCGGGTCGATACTCAACAACGACCAGCTCGTCCGCGTGCTGCTCTTCACCGTGCCGATCGAGGGCATATCGGTCGGCACGCCGAGCGAATGCCTGCTCGACGAGTACGAGCTGCCCGCCAAGTACGGCGGCACGGGTGTCGCGGTCGAGCTTGTGCACGAGGTTCGCGGCGCGGTCGAGGACGCGACAGCTGCGGCTGCTGCGGCCAACGCTGCGGCGCAGAGGAGCGCGATGATCGCCGAGGGCGCTGTCACGCAGGACGAGCTGGCGCAGGTCGCGGCGGCTCTCGCGTCGGTTGTCGGCGGCTACATGGTAATCGGCGACACCGTGTTCGTACCGAGCGCCAAGGGCGTCGCGACGAACGACGAGATCACATTCTACTCGGCGTCGTTCAACGAGGAAACGGGCGTCATAACGCTCACATAGACGAATAGGAGGTTGAAACGATGGCAGATGCCGTTAAGTTCAACGTAAACGGCCAGCAACTGCTCGTCGCGGACGGCACCGCGCGGGCGAAGGCCAACGAGGCGCTAGACATGGAAACGCGCCTGCAACTGCTCATCACGGGCGAGTACGAGGGCAGGAGCCTCGTCGAGATGTTCGCGAGCGAGATCGCCGACTACGATGACGAGTGGCAGTGGTTCCAAGCCCGCGTGAGGGCTGGCGACTACTCGGGGATGCTGCCCTTCGACTACCTGCCCGTGACCCTTACGAGCGGGTTCCAGCTCAACTACGAGATCGGGCACTTCGACCCGTACAAGGGCGCGGGCGACACCGAGGGAGGGCACCACGTGCCCATGATCCCGAAGGTCGTGGTGCCCGTCACGGGTTCGTACGCCGTCAACGGCGACCACATCATGTGGAACACGACCGCAGACAACAACGGCACCGCTAACGAGAAGCACCCCTACCTCGCGAGCAACCTGCACGCGTGGGAGGTCGGCGTCTTCTACAACCTGCTGCCCGAGAAGGTGCGCAACCGCATCGTCGAGCAAAGGCACTTCCTAGAGGAGCGCTACAACGCGAGCACGAAGCAGACGGCGGCTACGGGCTGGTCGTGGGCATCGCTCGGGAAGGTCTGGTCGCCGTCGTGCATCGAGGTCTACGGTCACGAGTCGTGGGGCACCAAGGGCTACTCCGACGATATCGACTGCCAGTTCGACGTGTTCAAGAGCACGCGCGGGCGCATCCGAAGGAACGGCTCAAGTCGAGCGGACTGGTGGCTTCGTGTGCCCTCTGGCGTGCACGCGACGAACGCGTGCCTTGTCAACGCCCACGGTGTCGCGGCCACGCTTTCGACGGCGAACACGGGCGTTTCCCCGCTGCCGTGCTTCCTCATCGGCTAAACCTAGCCGATGCTCTACACTTTAACAGCGCCCTCCACCGAGGGCGCTGATGGTGCGACCGAGGGGAGGTTCGGGACGTGAGCGAGGTGCACAAGAACGACAGGGAGCCGATACCCGAGCTGCTGCGTTTCCAGACGCTCGCGCGGGATATCGATCTTGAGGCGACGAGGCTCGGGTCGAAGGTGGTGCCGAAGACGTACAGATTCACGATCGGCGTGCCGATGGCCGTGGCTGGCGGCGTGCTTGCCGAGCTTGTAGACGAGAGCCTTGAGCACTTCCCGTCGAACTCGGTGGCCGCGCAGGAGCGCAGGCGATGCTACTCGCAGGCGGTCGCGAAGGCGAAGACCGTGAAGCGGGAGTCGAACAAGATGATCAGGATAAGCGAGCGCCACAAGAAGGAAACGGGGGTCTATCTCGTGAAGCCCTCGGCGTTCGCGAAGCTGATAGAGGATGCCAACGAGTTCATAGCGTGCGTGCACGGATTGAAGAAGAACATCCGCGTGAAGGGCGTCGAGAGCGTCGAGGACGCCATAGCTTGGCACCTCGCGCAGATAGAGGCGCTTGATGCGCTACAATCTGACCACGTTGCGTCTTGATAATCGAGCGAACTGGTGGCTTCGTGTGCCCTCTGGCGTGAACGCGACGAACGCGTGCAATGTCAACGCCAACGGTATCGCGAACACGAATTCGACGGCGAACACGGGCATTTACCCGCTGCCGTGATTCCCGAAAACGCAAGACCTAGTAAGCCCTCGGTGTCAGAACGCAATGCGGAAAGGAAGGAAGGCGCGACGGTCGGGGCTTTTGCCCCGTGAATTTGCACCCCGCGAGCCGTGACGGACGCTTCTTGCATGGCGCAGGGCAGGGCACCGCCCCGCGTTCCATGTCACGGCATCAAGCGGCTGTTCGGGTGCCCGTTGGTAGCCGTGCGGGGTGCCCTCTACCGAAAGGAGCGCGATCGTGAACTCTGACGAGCGGCGTGCCGCCCGTCGAGCGCGTCGCGAGAAGGAAAGAGCCGAAAAACGCGCGGCAAGGATCGAGGGCTGCACCCTTGAGAACGCGGCCTCGCTAGACAGCCTCGTCGCCGCCTCGGAGAAGGCGGCTAACGGCATCAGGTGGAAGGCGAGCGTGCAACGTTACCATCTCGACACGCTCGGAAACGCGTCGAAGACGCACTCGAAGCTCATGAGCGGCGAGGATATTCACTCGGGGTTCGTGCGCTTCAAGGTGAACGAGCGCGGCAAGGTGAGGCAGATCGCCGCCGTCAAGTTCCCCGAGCGCGTGGCGCAGAAGTCGGCGAACCAAAACGGCATGATGCCCGCAGTCCGCGACACGCTGATCTACGACAACAGCGCGAACGTCAAGGGCAAGGGCACGAAGTTCGCCGTCGTGCGCATGAAGAAGCACCTTGCAGACCACTACAGAAAACACGGCGACGAGGGCTACATACTCCTCGGCGATTTCAAGGGCTTCTTCGGCTCGATACCGCACGAGGGCGCGAAGGAGATGCTTCGCAAGTACCTAGACGATGAGGCGCTGATCGGGTTCATAAGCTCGCAGATCGACCACGAGGACGGCGACCGAGGCCTACCGCTCGGGTCGGAGATCAACCAGACCATCGCGGTCGCGTACCCGAGCAGGATCGACCATTTCGTCGTTGAATGCGGCGAGGTCGAGGCGTACGGTCGCTATATGGACGATTTCTACGCGATCCACACCTCGAAGGAGCATTTGCAGCTCGTCCTCGCTTGCATCGAGTCGTTCGCCATACAGCTCGGGCTTACGCTCAACGCCAGGAAGACGCACATCGTCAAGCTCTCGCACGGCTTCACCTACCTCAAGCGCAAGTTCTCGTACGGCGAGAACGGCAAGATCGTCGTGAGGCCGACGCGCGAGGCGGTCACGCGCCAGCGGCGCAAGATGAAGCGGCAGGCACGCCTCGTCGAGGTCGGCAAGATGACGTTCGACGATGCGCTCGTGTCGTACACGAGCTGGCGGTCGCACGTTCTCGACATGGACTCCCACGAGCTGGTGCTTCGCATGGATGCCTTGTTCCGCGAGCTTTTCGGCGCGTACGCCAGCAGTGAAGACCCCCCCCCCGAAGCTCGGATAGCTAAACACGTTTTGGAGCAAACCCCTCGGAACCCGAGGGGTTTTCTTTTGCCCGGTAACTAGAGAAAGGAGTGGGCAGATGGACGAATTGCAGGACATGGACTCGTTGCTCAACGGGTGCAGGAACATCGTCGAGCAGTTCCGCGACGCCGAGGCGATGCACGCCTCGGGCGCGATCTCCGACGAGGAGTTCTACGAGAGGCAGGGCAGGAAGAACGCCTCGCTGCGCGTCATCGCGGCGATCGAGGGCGGCAGCGCCGTCACCGAGGAGGAGTTCTTGCAGATGGTCGAAGACGCGATCGAGGAGGCGGCGCTGCCAAGCGAGGCCGAACTGCTCCGCGCGGACGTTGACTACCTGCTCATGGTCGGAGGTGATCAGTAATGGCTAACACGCATTCCCCGCGCTTCGCGACAGTTCGCAGGTACTACGAGCGCGGCCTTTGGGGCGTCGAGCGCGTCGCCAAGGCCGTCGAGTGCGGGTGGATCACGGCGGCAGAGTACGAGGAGATCGTCGGCGAGCCTTATCCATCGGAGGGCGAGTAAATGAACGATTTCGCGCAGAAGGTGCTGTGGATCGCCATACCGTCAGCGCTCGCCGCTGGCATCTCGCTCGTGCCGAGGCCTGCGGTCGAGGTTCAGTTCGTCGCGTACGGGCTGCTCGCGCTGATCGCGATGGCGGGCATATGGGCGACCAACGCCAGGAGGCACCGCAAGGAGCGGGAGGAGGCCGACAGGGTTCAGCGCGAGGAGGTGCGGCAGGCTCTAGCCGATATCCGCGACCAGCTCAAGCAGAACACCATCATGACGTGCCGCACGGCGATATACGACGAGCATTTCAGCATCGACGAGAAGATATCGGCGTACATCGTATACCGCGACCAAGGCCAGAACCACCACACGAAGAAGTACATGGACAAGCAGGTCGGCTGCGATATCGACGAGTACATCGAGCGGCACGGCATAACCGAATAAGGGGGTAAGTCATGGCTAAACACAAGCAGAAGCCGCGATACAGCAAGCTCGTCGTGGCCGTGTGCCTCATGGCCTGCATCTCCTACACGGTCACGTGCTTCGTGTTCCTCTGGAACGGCAAGCCGCTCAACGACGTGCAGACCGTCTGCTTCTACGGGTGCTTCGGCATCGAGTTCGCGTCGCTCGCGTTCCTCACGCGCGGCGAATACAAGTACATCGGCGGCAACGCTGCGAACAAGCAGATGCCGCACGTAGAGATCGCAGAGGAGGATAAAGAAGATGAACAAGTTCCTAAGTCGTAAGTTCCTGATCAGCGCGGCGGCGTTCCTCGCCGCCTTCTTCACCGGGGTCGCGGGCGTGTTCCCGCCCGAGTGGTGCGCTGTCGGCATGGCTCTCTCGGCTGGCATCTACGCGGCCAGCGAGGCGTACGTGGACGGCCAAGCGGTCAGGAGCACGCAGACCATCAACACCACGAACAAGAACGTGAACGCGAACACCGACTCGGCGACCACCGCGAACAAGATCATCGCGGCGGGCGACAAGAAGGAGGCGTAGACATGACAACCCACAAGATACCGCCCGAGCACATCGACGCGATCTTCGACGCCTCGAAATTCGAGGACTTCAAGAGCGCCAACAGCCCGTGCACCGTCGTGATCATGACGCTGCCGAACGGCTACGCGCTGGTCGAGTCTTCCGGCTGCATCGACCCGGAGGAATACGACCACGAGCTAGGCGTGCAGCTCTGCAAGGAGGCCCTGCGGCGGCGCGTGTGGCAGCTCGAAGGCTACCTGGGAAAGCAGAAGTACCACGAGAACGGGGGCGAGTAACATGCCATTCATCTCGATCGCCAACGAGGCGGCAGAGATTCACGCGTTCATGTGCAACGATGACCGCTTCGGCTACTCGTGGTCGCCGAGGTGGGGCGAGGACGGCGAGTACGTGACGTTCACGTCGAGCTGCGGCAGGACGTACACGCTCAAGACGGGCAGCTACGACTGCTCCTCGTCCGTCATCACCGCGTGGAGGCTCGCCCTCGAATACACCGAGTACGCGGGCGCTGTCAACGGCGCGAGCTACACGGGCGACATGGAGGCCGTGTTCTGCGGCTCGGGGCTTTTCGAGTCGTGGCAGACCGCATACACGGAGGCCAAGCGCGGCGACAACTACCTCGACCCCGCGAATCACACGGCGATGTGCCAGGACGGCGGCGGCGACGGCGTGTTCGGTTACGATGCGCTCTCGGAGTTCTGCATCAACGAGTTCGGCGACGTGTACGGAGGCCAACCGGGCGACCAGACGGGCGTCGAGGCGTACGTGCACGGGTACTACGACTTCGCCTCGGTCACGCTCCACTACAACGGGGCGGCAGATGGCGGCGGCAGCTACGTCGAACCCGCACCCGTCATCACCGATGGGGAGGTGCCGCACGTCCCGTTCAGGGTCAAGACCGAGAACGGGTGGCTCGAAGAGGGCGCAGTCGGCGACGGCACGAAGATCAAGGCCATCGCGATCGACTTCGGCGGCAACGGCTGGTACCAGGTTTACGTGCAGAAGCCGAACGGCGAGATCGTCGAGGTCGAGGCCGTTCGCGGCTACGATATCAACGATGACGAGCACGGGTACGCTGGCTGGAACGATTACGACGTTGTGGCCGTCGTTGCCTACTACGAGACGCCGAACATCGCAGAGACGGGCTACTTCTCCGCGAAGTACCGCGTCAGCGATTGCGGTGCCGACTGGTGGCCGTGGCAGTACGATAACGACAACTGGAACGGCCAGGACGGCTACGCGGGCGACATGGTGCCGATCGACCGCTTCTACATCGAACTGTCGAGGTAACACCATGCGGTACAATCTCGCGATCATCGCGTTCTACATCGCCTACATGCTCGCGATAGCTGGCTTCATCTACCTCGTCGAGGAGGTGGCGTAATGCTGGGCGACCGCTTCGCGGTCGCCTGCGTGGTCGTTCTCGCGATCGACACCCTGCTCTTCGCGGTAATGGGTTTCCTGTTCGTCGTATGCTCGGTGGCTCACCCCGAGCAGGCGCAGGCGCTCGCCTTCGCGCATTCCGCGAAGGATCGGCCAGTCCTCGAAACCGTTCACCAGGTATGGGACGCGCGGGTCACTGGCGTCAGCGAGTTCGACTTCGACGGTGTTCACTACATCGTCGAGAACCTTCCGAAAGGGTACGTCGATTATTCGGCGTGGTATGTCAGGCTACCGTGACGAATTCCCCCGACCATCAGCTCAAACACTGGCGGTCGGGGGCTTTTTTTGTCTGGAAATATTTCTATAACAACGTAAATAATTATTGACTAATGCTTTACGTTGATATAGAATAATAAATGTCAGAAGGGACGAGCGGAAGGCGAAGAAAATGACGAACCTCAAGATCAAGTGGATGGTTTTCAAGGTCAACCAGATGGTCAGCGACGAACTTTGCGACAAGTGCTTTGAAGACCCCGACAACGAAGAACTCGAAGCGTTTTCCGAGCGTGCATACGAGGGAATGTGGAAGTCGCTCGAAGAGTTCGCCGCCGAGATGGAATCTTTCACAAACGGCGAGGTTGACGTTAAGACCGCGAAGCGCATGGCTCTCTGCCCGAAGTACAGCGGCAAGCTCGAAGAACTCATGGCACGCTGGGCAGCGTAACAAAGCACTAAGCCGAAGCGGGAGCGGCTTGAATCTCCCGCAACGCTCGAGACGATGGGAAGGTTCGACAATGGCAAACATGGAGCATTACAAAGTACCGTATTTGGTGGCGGTTAACATCGAGACGTTTTGCCTAGACGAAAGCAAGCTAACCGAAATTGATTGTGTTAACGAAGCCGCGCACGAGCTGGAAGTCATGGAATCGTGGGAGGCCGAAGGTTGGGCAAAAGATCAATACGGTGATAATTATGGAAAGTATCGCCGTCAGCTTACGAGTTACCTTACAAGGCAGAGAAAGCGCGGTATTGTCCCCAACCACAATTACGCATATCTTGATGACGAAACAAAGAAGCTCTAAACAAGCCCGAGCGGGGCGGGCGAAAGCCCCCGCGATCTTGTAGAGGAGGTCTTGCAGATGGCGAAATCTGTTAAAACGTGCTTGAAATGCTCGCATTGCTGCCCGCGTCACCACAAGCCAGATTTGAACACGAGCGGCGATTACGTGTGCCTCGTCCTCGGCTCGTTGATACCCGACGCCTACGTCGAGAGCACGTTATGCTCTGGTGTGTGGTTCGATCGTGCGGGCGCTAGCGAGTGGATCAGCACCGCCGAAGCCGCCGATATCCTCGGCGTCGGGCGCATCCGCGTCACGCAGCTCATCAACGCAGGGCAGATACGCGCCGAGAAGGTGGGGAACCGCTACAACGTTGACCGCGCGAGCGTCGAGGAGCGGGCGGCTAACCCGCCGAAAGCTGGCCGTCGCTGGTAATTCCCGTATTTACAACTGAATAACCGAGTACGTTATCATCGGCTGCTTATGTACAAGTCGCCGATGATAACGTTCTAGCTTTTCAAGTAGATATCGAGCCTGATATCGTACCGCCTCGACCGGGGGACGGTGAAGTTCTCGTACTCGATCCGCTCGACGATGGCCTTGAGGGCGACGTTCTTCTTCTCGGCGTCAACGTCATCGTCTTCGAGGAGCCTGATCGCCTCGCGGAGGGTGAACGCGACCTCCTGGGGTGTCGGCTTCTCCTTGATAAGGTCGGCGTGCTTTGCCCGAAGTGCCTCTTGCAGCTCCTCGGACTTCTTGCGCCGATCTTTGAACTCGTCGATGGTGATGGCGTCGGCGTAGTAAAGCTCGACGAGCTTGTCGAGCTTGTTGATCTCTCGTGCGAGCTGGCGTTCGACTGCTGCGATCTCGTCGGCGGTTGTGTCAACGCCGCCGACCTGCACCTGTAGTTCGAGGTCGGCGGCGATCTCCTCAAGGGCGTCGCAGAGCACGGAAACCACGACGGCGAGGGGTGCGCCCTGGGCTTTGCAGTCGCAGAACGGCGCGTGCCTGTAGTGCTCGTGCTTCTCGCCGTTCGACCTGCTCGTGTTCATGAAGCGGATCATCGCCCGCCCGCACTTCTTGCACACGAGCAGGCCAGCGAGCGGGTTCTTGAGCCTTCCTTCGCGCTTCACCCTCGGCGACCCGTTGTTCCTGTCGTTCGCCGCCTGCCACAGCTCGGCGCTCACGATCGCGTCATGGAGGCCTTCGACTAGGATGCAGTCATCTCGGTACGACAGCTTGCGCTTCACCGTGAAGCCCTCGGCGGGCGTCAGCTCGTGGTGGTAGTAGCCGTATCGGATCATGCCCTTGTAGTGCGGGTTCTGGATGATCGACACGAGCCGACCCGCGCCCCAGAAGCCGCCGCTCGGCGTGCGAAGCCCCGCGTCGTTGAACTCGCGGGCGATCGACCCGAGCGGCGTGCCCGACGCCGCCTTCTCGAAGATCGCGCGGACGGTCGGCGCGTCATCGTTCGGCTCTAGCGTCCACTTCCCCTCGACTTTCACCCGGTCGTACCCGTACGGCGGCGTGGGCTTGATGAAGCACCCCATACGCGCAGAGGCGCGGCACCCGCTCTCAAGGCGCGAGACGATGTTGCCGAGTTCCATGTTCGAGACGAACATCTCCATCTGTAGGTACCGGGCGTCATCCTGGTCGTTCGGGTCGTACACCTTGTGGGGCGTCACGATCAGGGTGTGCGTGCGCTTGAGCGTGAACAGTATGTAGCCGTACTCCATCGGGTCGCCGCGCCCGAGCCTCGCGATCGCGTGCACGACGATGCCGCGATAGTCGCCGCGCTCGACGCGCGTCATGAGCTTCTGGAACTCCAAGCGGTCGCCTATCCGCTCGCCGCTCACGAGTTCCTTGTAGTACGGCTCGTCGAGCACGTAGCCGTTGCGCCTCGCGAACTCCGTCAGCTCGGCCTCGTGCTTCGCGAGCGTTTCCAGCTCGCCGTACTGTTCCTTTTCGAGATCGGCGCGAGACTTGCGTAAATACAGCGCGTAGAGGCCGTCCTTGATCGTCGGGGCGTCCGTCATGGTAAAATCACCTCGTTATAGGTTGGTTGCCTGTAACCTTGCAGAAAGCCCCGCGCCGTCGCCAAACAGTAGCGGGGCTTGCTTTTTACTGTTTTATAGTTCTTCTAGCTCCTTTTGAAATTCGCAAATCATCCCTCTTTTTTGCTTCGCCCGCGAAGGCGAACAGTTGGGCGTTTCTCATGAACGTCTTTTTATCTTCATCGTTCATTTGCCTATAAAACGCGAGAAGATTCTGCTCGTCGGTCGAAAGCGTGCCCAGGCCGCTCGTTTCTGTCGGCACATCCGATTGTCTAATCCCCTGCCTTATCATGTCGCCCTCAAGAATCACGGAGAGCGGGACGCGGTAAACGCGGGCGATCTGATTGATCATCTCAATGTCGGGTGCGTTCTTGCCGTTCACCCAATTATTCACTGATTGACGCGAGACACCAAGCCGATCGGCGAATGCCGAGGCCGACCCCTCGTAGTCAACCAGCGCGATTATGTTGTTCTGCACCGTTTCTCTGACTGTACTCATGGCCGCACCTCCTTCGCAGAGTGTAAAAGATTTCTTGACCATTGTAAAGATTTTCTATTGACACGAAAGAATTTCTTTCTTACTATGTAAAGGTATTCTTTACAAGGAGGTGAGAAATGATTTACCAGAACATCAAGCGCTACCTCGAAGACAACAACATCAACCAGACCGCAATCGGCCAGAAGATCGGCTTGTCGAAGCAAGTCATGTCTAACGCCATGAACGGAAAGCGTAAGTTGAGCGCTGATGAGTACCTGAAACTGTGCAAGGTTCTCGGCGTTCCAGCCGACACGTTCGCAGACTAATTGCTACACCCCGCACCTTGAGAACTGAATGGCGAATATCCCTCGCCGAAAAGGGACGAAGTAACTATCAACCACTCAAGGGAAGGAGGGTTTACCGATGGATGCTCAAGCGATCGCGTTCGCGCGTGGCTCGTACACCTGCCGGACAAGGAACGGCACCGCCCGCGTGATAGTACCGCGAAACATCACCCTCGGGGAGATTTCGCAAGCCCTCGCCGACATGTACGAAGGGATGGCAAATGCGGAGAAAACAAGAAATGCGCCCCACCAACCGACCAAAGCTAGAGAGGCGCACCCAAAGAACGCGGCCAAGGCCGCAAGTCCATTATACCAGCCGCTCGCGCGATGACGCCTCGGGGCGTCGCACGTTCCACATGCCAGAAGACAAGCTCGACCTCGTGCCGAGGTGGAAGCTCGTCATCGGCGTCTGCGCGTTCGTCGCCGCGCTCTTCGCCTTCGGCTACCTGTTCGGGTGGTCGATCGGGCATTTCGTGAAGGGCTGGTGGTAGGCGTGGACTCGCAGACGTTCACCATACCGAACCGCCTCGCGAGCTACGGCGAGATCATCCAGACAGCCGAGAACAACAGCCGAGCGAGGCGCAGGCGCGAGGAGCACAACATCCAGCTCGTCGTGTGGGCGATCCGAAAGGCGAAGATCAAGACCGTGTTCGGCTCGTGCCGCGTGCGGATCAAGTGGGTCGAGCCTACGCCGTCGCGGAAACCCGCCGAGGTCGCCGCCGCCGCCGTGTTCGTCCAGTGGGGGCTGCACGACGCGGGCATCGTCAAAGACCCGAACCGTGTGATCGGCATATACAGCGAGTTCGCGGTCAACGCGAGCGACCCGCGCGTCGAGGTCACGATCGAGGGCGCGTACGGGGGTGATAGCCGTGCAAGCCGATAACACGTTCTCCGACGAGTGCCAGCGCACGGTCGCCGAGGAGGTCGAGCACATGTTCGACGAGATCGCCGACGCTTGCAGTCGCGGGTGCCGTCGCGAGACGAAGACCTACCGCGACGCGCAGTACAAGACGGACGCCGAGCGCGTCAAGGCTCTGCGGCGTGCGCAGTTCCGCAAAGGCGGTCGCTGATGGCGAGCATAACGCGCGACCCGCGAAACAACCACGTGATAATACGCGCCTACGCGGGCGTGAACCCCACGACGGGCAAAGACCGCATCATCTCGACAACGCTGCCAGCGGAGGCGACGGTCGAGGAGGTCGAGCGGGCTGTCGAAGAACTCGACGCCCGAGCGGAGGTCACGAAGAAGCACTCGTCGCTGATGACCGTGGGCGCGGTCGTGCTCTACTACCTGGAAGTGTGCGAGCTTTCCGACATGTCGCCCGCCACGCTCGAACCGTACCGATCCTATACTCGGCGGCACGTCGTGCCGAGGATCGGGAAGGTTCTCTTCGACCAGGCCGAGGCCTCGACGTTCTCCACGTTCTACCGCGAGCTTCGCAGGCCGAAGGAGGACGGGGGCGCAGGCCTCGCCGCCTCGACGGTCGAGAAGGTTCACGCGATGCTCTCGGGCTGCTTCAACAAGCTCAAGGCTGACGGCATCATCGATAGGAACCCGCTCGTCGGCGTGAGGGTGCCGAGAGGTGACGCGCCCGAGGTTTCGCCGCTCATGCCGACAGACTTCTCGGCGCTCGTGGGCTATCTCAACGCCACGATCGCGAAGCCCGTCGAGGATGACGCGGGTTTCGAGGAGTACATGTTCGCCGTCCTGCTGTGGAGCGACCTGAACGGCGGTTTCAGGCGCGGCGAGCTAGCGGGTTTCCAGCTCGGGCACTGGGGCGTTCGGGGCGGCGAGTGGAGCTACCGCGTCGCCCGCGTGCTGATCCAGGTGCGGGACGGGAAGACGGGCAAGCCCACGACGGCCAAGAAGCCGAAGTCGCTCAAGAGCAAGCGCGTCGTGTCGATGGACGCGCAGAGCGCGGCGATCATCAACGCCTACATAGGCGTGCTTCGCATGGTGCTATCGGAGCACCGCGTCGCCGTCACCGACAAGACGCCGATATTCTGCCACGCGGACGGCTCGGAGCTTGAACCGCGCGAGATCACCGAGCGGTTCGCCGACCTCGTGCGCGAACTCAAGCTCGCGAAGGGCGTGCACCTGCACACGCTGCGGCACACGCACGCGACCTACCTCATCGAGCACGGGGCGACCATCAAAGACATACAGGAACGCCTCGGGCACGCCAGCTCGCAGACCACGATGGACATATACGGGCACCTGCTGCCGGGGCGAGACGCCGAGACGGCGAGGACGTTCGCGGGCATCGTCGAGGGCATGGCCGCGACGAGCGCAGAGCAGACGTTCGGGGGCTACGCCCCGAAGTGCCCGCTCTCGGGCGAGACGTGCGCGAGGTTCGCAGGGGAAGGAACCGACATATGAGCTGCACCGACCATGTGGAGAAATGCCCGATGTGCGGCGAGTTGCTGACGTTCAGCGAATTCCAGCTCGCGACGGTCTGGAAGGACAACAAGAAGCGCGAGCTGTTCGTCTGCCGGAGCTGCGCATCGAAGGCCAAACGCAAGAGGAGGAGATAGCCGATGAAAGACACATTCATGCACCACAAGCTCGACCAGAACCAGGAATGGGCGGTCAGCGTGGTCAGGGGCAACGCCGAAGACCTCGACCGCGTGTTCGACGAGTGGATCGCCGACAGCCGCGAGAGGTCGATCGCGAAGACGAAGCTCGAAGAGGCCGTCATGTGGGCGAACAAGGCGATCGCATTGCACGGCGCGAACGATGGGTAGCGACGGGGCGTACGACATTTACATCGTCGCCCACGTCAAAGAACTCAAGGAGAAGTACGACGAGCTGTGGAGGCGCTACAAGGAGGTCGTTCACGAGAACGCCCGCCTCGAAGCCGAGAACTACAGGCTCGAAGGGATCGCGAAAGGGGGTTTCAGGTGAGCGAGATAACAGAAGGCATACTCGCTCAACGTCAAGCTCTGCCACTGGAACAAAAAATAGTTCTATCACAAACTCGGATCAGGGAATGGTACTCGCATTTCGGCGGGGAGGTCTACTTGTCGTTTTCGGGCGGCAAAGATTCGACCGTGCTGCTCGACCTGATAAAGAATACGCCAGGAGTCTATGACGTGCCCGCCGTGTTCTGCGATACAGGCCTCGAATACCCAGAGGTGCGAGCGTTCGCTCTAGCTAACGCTGACGTGGTGGTTAAGCCAGACATGACGTTCAAGGCCGTCATCGAAAAGTACGGCTACCCAGTCATCAGCAAGGAACAAGCGCTGTATATCAGGCAATACAGGCACACGAAAAGCGAAAAGCTGCGACGTTTGCGGTGGGATGGCTACCCACCGAACGGAAACTTCGCCATCAGCAAGAAATGGCGTCATCTCGTCAACGCGCCGTTCGAGATATCGGAGAAATGCTGCGACGTGATGAAGAAAGCGCCGTTCAAGAAATACGAGAAGGAAAGCGGGCGCTTGCCTTACATCGCGACGATGGCCGAGGAGTCGAGGCTTAGATACCAAGAATATCTGCAACACGGTTGCAACGCATTCGACAATAAACGCCGAAAGTCCACTCCGCTCGGGTTCTGGACGGAACAGGACATTCTTTCATACATGAAGGAAAGCGGCATCGAGTACGCGAGCGTATACGGTCAGGTAATAGCCGCCGACCTGTTCGGCGAAGAGCTAGCGCTGACGGGCTGTTCGCGCACAGGCTGCATGTTCTGCATGTTCGGCGCTCATCTCGAAGAGCAGCCGAATCGTTTTCAACTTATGAAGCGGACGCATCCGAAACAGTACGAATACTGCATGGAGAAGCTGGGTCTAGCCGCCGTTCTCGACTATGTGGGCATACCGAGAGAATAGGAGGTTTCCACAAATGGAGGATAAGCTGCGGAAACTCTGCACAGAGACGTTGGAGAAGCTGGCGAGCGTGTTCTTCGCCGAGACGCTTGAAGACGAGGCATACATGCTCGACCTGCTCGACAGGGCGAAGAAGCTGGGGATCGAGGTGAACTACTGATGACAACGCTAGAGATCGTGCTGGCCGTCATAGCCGTCATCGAGGGCGGCGTGCTGCTCGGGCTGCTGGCCTTGAAGATCAAGTTCGCGCTAGAGAGTCGCGAGCAGAAAGAGGTGGCTCGCGACTTGCGCATCGCGATGTGCGAGAGCCAGATCAAGACGATCTTCAAGAAGGTCAAGGCGATCGAGGAGCGCATCGAGTCGAGAGAGGCCGATGACGATGACGATGACGATGAGGTCGAGTTCGTCACACCGCTCTCGGAGCTATTCGGAATCTTTTCAAGCAACAGCAAGAAGGACGGGGAGGTCGAGGCCGATGAGGCATTACCTGAAAATTGAGAAGCCGTTCGCCGACGCCGTGGTCGAAGGCCGCAAGACGTTCGAGGTCAGGCGCAACGACCGGGGCTTCAACGCGGGCGACACGATCGTCTTCCAGTGCGTCGGCGGCAACGTCGAGTTGAAGCACAAGATCAACGGGCGCGTGTACAAGATCGCGTACGTGCTCTCGGGGTGGGGCTTGCGCGAGGCGTTCGTCGCGTTCGGCATCAAGGACGTGACGCGCGGGAAGGCCGAGGCCGATGGAGAGTCTTAGGGAATGCGCCCTCGACAGGCTCGACATAATCGACCCCGCGCTGCTGCGCCGCTTCGCGCGTACCCACGAGATAACCGTGCCCGCCGATTCCGTCGAGGCGTCGCGCGTGATCAAGCTGCTGCTCGACGATGCGGGGATCGCTTACGACCGAGACGAGATCATCGCGTTCTGCGAGGCGCACGAGGGCAAGTCCCAGGCGTGGCTTGAAGGCGTGGCGGTCGAGGAGATCGCGAGGGCGATAGAGGCGCGTCAAATGGTCGATGCGGGGCTTTTGCCGTCATGTAACGCCCTTGAAACGGGTAAGGCCGCGTTCAAGCTCGAAATTCCAGCACCGACCAGCGAGGACAGGCAAACGCGGATGCTGTAGCAATCTTGGAAAACTAGTGCAAGAAAAGAGAAGGAAGGAAGACCCAAATGAGCATCAACAAAGTAGCGATATCGGGCAACCTCGGAGCCGACCCCGAGCTTCGGTCAACGAGTTCGGGCAAGTACGTGCTGACCTTCAACGTGGCCGTGAACGAGCGCGTGCCGGACGGCAACGGCGGGTGGAGCGATCGCGCCAACTGGATCGAGGTCACTGTCTTCGGGAACCGCGCGACGGCGCTCGAACACATCCTCAAGAAGGGGTCGAAGGTCGCCGTGTCCGGGCGCTTGAGGTACCGCACGTGGGAGAAGGGCGGGCGCACCTACTCGAAGGTCGGCGTCGTGGCCGACGAAGTAGACCTCATGAGCGCGAGGGTCGCCGAGGCCGTGCCCGACACGCCATACGCGCCCGACGATCAGGGCGGCGTGTACGACGATGACATTCCGTTCTAAGGCGGCGCACCGTGAAGTATTTCGACCACGACACCGAGGCGTACAAGGATGACAAGATCATGCTGCTGCGCCGTGAGTTCGGCGGGGCGGCGGTCGATGCCTACTGGACGCTGCTCGAAGTCATTTACCGAAACGAAAGCGAAATGAAACCGAACGAAAACCCATTCGGTTTCTTGTCGGTTTCCATGTTCCTACTCGTGGACGAGCAACAGCTTCGCGAATGGGTGGACGGGATGGCGAAGTACGGCCTCCTCGAAGTCGAAGAGGATGCGGACGGGAAGATCACGTCCATCTCGTCGGAACGCGCCGTCGATAACATCGAGCGCTACAAGAGCCGATCGAAGACGAACTCGGAGAACGGCGGCAAAGGCGGGCGACCGCGTAAAAGGCCAGCTCACGACGGACGAGCCGAAAACCCGAAAACCGAAGCGAAACCGAACGAAAACCGAAACGAAACCGAATCAAAACCGAACGGGAACCGAGAAGAACCCAAACGGTTAGAAAAGGAAAAGGAAAAGGAAAAGGAAAAGGAAAAGGATATAACCCCCAAACCCCCTACGGACGAGTTCTTCGACGATTGGGATGACAACGGCTTCGCCGAGTTCGCGAAGGCCGCGCTCGACATGTTCAACGCCGAGACGAAATCGGGCGTCGCCTACTTCGACGGCAAGGCATGGCAAGGGCTTCGCCGCGCGTTCGACACCGACCGAACGGTCGAAGACCTGCGAGCCGTCACGCGCGACAAGCTCGACGAGTGGGGCGACGATCCGAAGATGCGGCGCTACATCAGACCCTCGACGCTGTTCGGCGAGAGATTCGAGGAGTATCTGGCCGTCGCAAGGAAACACGAGAGCGAGGAGGGCGGTTACGATGAGTACGCCTAGCGGGACGATGAGGGGCTACTGCCGACACTGCGGCAAGAAGCTCGAACCGATAGAGGTCGAGGTGAACGGGAGGATGGTCACGGTCGCGTACCGCTTCTGCGACTGCGATGCCGCGAAGGCCGAGATCATCGCCGAGGCCGAGGCCGCTGCCGAGAAGGCCGCACGCGAGGAGCGCCTAGCCGTCGAGAGGCGGTACCGCGCTGCGGGGATACCCTCGAAATACTGGGACGCCGACGCCGACGATGCCGAGCACATCGCGAAGATCGACGAGGGGCGCGGGCTTTACTTCACGGGCAAGCCAGGGCGGGGCAAGACGTACACCGCCTGCTCGATCGCGCGGAAGAAGATCGCCGAGGGATGGCGCGTCCGCTTCGGCGACGTTGAGACTATCGAGCGGGAGGTGAAGGCCGCGTGGCACTCGCGCGAGACGAGCGAGGCCGAGGTGCTGCTGAAATACGTCAACGCCGACCTCGCGATCATCGACGATCTCGGAGCCGAGGCGATGACGCCGACCACGATGAAGGTGCTGCGAGGGATCATCACCGAGCGCGAGGCGAACGGGGGCGTGACGATCTTCACGTCGAACTTCGACCGCCGAGAGTTCGCCAAGCACGTCGCCGCGAGCGCCGACCAGACGATGGCCTACCGCCTCGCCTCGCGGATAGCTGGCATGACCGAACTCGTCGAGTTCGATGGAGAGGACAGGAGGCTCAAGCGATGAGGCCGACCTACCAGCCGAGCGGAAAGGCGCGGGAGTACGCCGACTACGCGCTCAACCTGTACACGGGATGCCCGAACGGATGCGACTACTGCTACGCGCCCTCCGTGCTTCGGAAGTCGCCCGCCGAGTTCGCGATCGACGCGCACCCGCGCACGGGGATCGTCGAGGCCGCGCGGCGACAGCTCGCCCGCGAGGACTTCGGCGGCAAGCTGATCCACCTGTGCTTCACCTGCGACCCGTACCCGACAGGGATGCCGACCATGATCACCCGCGAGGCGATCGAGGCGATACACGAGGCGGGCGCGTTCGTCCAGCTGCTCACGAAGAACGGGTCGCTCGCCGAGAGGGACTTCGACCTACTCGGGGCGGGCGACTGGTTCGGCGTGACGTACACGGGCGCGACCGAGAAGGCCGAACCGAACTCTGACCCGGGCGAAACGAGGCTCGAAGCCCTCAAGGCCGCGAAGCGGCGGGGGATCGCGACGTGGGTTTCGTGCGAACCCGTGATCGACATGCGGGCGGTTCACGAGCTGATCATCAGGGGCGCGTACATCGACAGGTTCAAGGTCGGGAAGATGAGCCACCGAAAGACGCTCGACCCGATGGAGTGGGGGCGCTTCGGCGCGGTCTGCGAGGAGCTTGCCGAGAACTACGGTCGGAACGTCGCCCTCAAGGAATCGCTCAAGGAGGACGTGGGGAGGTGGGAGGATTGGATCGCGACAACGTGAACCACCCGAACCACTACACCCAGGGCGGCGTCGAGTGCATCGACGCGATCGAGGCCGCTCTAGGTGCCGAGCGCTTCGCGGGGTACTGCGCGGGCAACGTCATCAAGTACGTGTGGCGCTACCGCGACAAGAACGGGGTCGAGGACTTGAAGAAGGCGCGATGGTACCTCGACCGCCTGATCGCGAACGCCGAGGGCGGGCGTGGTATACTCGGTCGAAAGCCGCGCGGCGCGATGCGTGGCGTCTTATGCCGACATGGACGGAGAACGACACCTAGCCGACGAGGCGAGCGGCAAGAAACCTCACCACAACCGAATAAGCGCTCGACACGCAAAGGGGCTTTGCTATGGCGAAAAGCGTGACCTTACAGGCCGAGAACCGAGAAGTCGCACGGCGAAAGCTCGTAAGCTACCGCGCACAGTGCGATATCTTCCGTCAGCTCTTGAAGATCGTCGAGTCTGCCGAGTCTCGCCTGACCTCCGTCACGGCGCAATACGAGGAAACGAGGTCGCACGGCGTCGGTCGCGACACCCTTGCCGACCAGATCACGACGCTCGAAGACCAGCTCTCGCGCCTCACGCGCGTCATCGACGAGCAATCGCACGCGCTCGACGAGGTGCTGTGGATAATCAACGAGATCGTGCCGGAGAACCCGACCGTCGCGAGCATCTTGAGCAAGCGCTACCTAGAGCCAGACCATGAGCCGACGTTCAACGAGATCGCCGACGAGATGGGATATTCGGAGGGCTACGTCAAGAGCAAGCACCTCGAAGGCCTCGACCTCGTGTACGGACTCATCGCGGCGAACGGGGGCGGGCGGCATGGGTGAACAGCTCGCGCTGCCGTTCGACGTCGCCGAGGAGCGGAGGCGAACCCCGACGTGGGACGATGTTCAGAAGGGTGAAGCGGAGTATTACACGAAGCTCGTGAAGTGCGACCGCTGCGAGGGCGAGGAGTTCGGCTACGGCGGCTACTGGAACGCGGGGCGGTGCTGGCACACGTCGGAGCGGTACGCGTTCCCGATGAAACAGCCGAACGGCATGTGTAGGCGCGGGAGCCTTCGATGGGTCGATGCGTGAGGGTTTTTTCAAAGACATTACTTTTTCTTACCTGAACCTGTGCTAGTGTTAGCCTGACAAAAAACCGAAAGGCGAAAGCCGTCCGCGACGCGGGCGGCTTTTTTCATGCCCTGAAAAGGAGGCGACCACATGAGCGGAGAGAACCCGTTCGGCAACGTGACCATAGACGCCGAGACTCTACAGGAGAGCATCAACACGATATTCGGATCGCTCACGAAAGTCGGCGAGGCGATGAACGAGGCGACGCGCGGATTATCCGACGTTTTCGCCGCTATTGACGAGATCGCCAAGGAGGCCGAGGCGAATGGGCGGCGATGACTTCGACTTCGACTTCGCGCTCGGCGATGACTTCGACTTCGAGTTCGGCTTCGACGGCGGCGACGCTGCCGGGGACGAACGCGAGGAGGATCGCGACCCGGTGATGGAGCGCCTGCTTGAGGGGAACCCGCCGACAGGCGAGGGCGCGACAGCCGCCGAGGATATCGAGGGCGAGAAGCATCGGAGCGTGTCGGTGTTCAAAACCATGTGCACCGCGAAGAAGATGAAGCTGCTCTCCGAAGCCGCGCTCGACGAAGCTCTCGACTGGCACCTTGAGGAGGGCGTCGCCTACCACTGCATATCGTTCGGCGACGTTGACAGCCTGACCTACCTGCGCCACATCGTCAGACAGGAACCGCTCGAATACGTGATGATCTCGACGTGGTGCATGGCGATGGAGGACGCCGAGGAGATCGCCCAGTGGGTCGATCGCGGCATGGTAGGCCGCGTTGACTTCTACGTCGGCGAGATATTCAAGAACGGCTACCGTGGCGTTCGCGACGCGATCGAGGCGATCGCGCGGTCGTGCGGCGGGCGGGTCGCCCGTTTCAGGAACCACTCGAAGATCATGGCGGGCTTCGGTTCGAGGCTGTCGTTCGCCATAGAGTCGAGCGCCAACATCAACACGAACCCGCGAACCGAACAGGCCGTCATCACGGTCGATCGCGGACTCGCCGAGTTCTACAAGGAGTTCTTCGACGGGATCAACAGCTTCGACGGAGGCTTCGAGGATTGGGAGCCGTACCAGTTGGGAGGCGGCGGCGATGCACGTGCCGAGCGACCGAAGGCTTGAGGAATGGATACGCGACCTCATGCGCCAGGGGAAGATGTACGTGTTCTACAAGTCGCCCGAGTGGCAAGCCCTGCGCGGCCAGGTGATGGCCGACCACCACAACGAGTGCGAGCGATGCGCGGCGAGCGGCAAGCTCTCGCGAGCCGACACCGTGCACCACGAGTTCGAGGTTAAGAAGCACCCGGGCATGGCGCTCACTCGCTACGTCGAGGAGGCTGACGGCACGAGGCGCGAGGTGCTGCACCCGCTGTGCAACCAGTGCCACAACGACGTGCACGGGCGCACCGTGAAGGGAAACCCACCAAAACCCCAGCTCAACGAGGAGAAATGGTGAAACATACCCCCCGACCCCCCAAACCCCGACTCAAAGGAGGGGTCGGACAACGCGGGGAGATTCCAGACTCCGCGTCTTTTTATCCGAAAACGAGAGAATCAGGAGGCAAGGGAACATGGCCAGACCACGCGATCCGACAGCCCTCAAGGTGCTCAAGGGCAAGTCTCACATGACCAAGGACGAGAAGGCCGCGATCGATGACGAGATTTACGCTTCGAGCGGGAAAATCTCGCCGCCCGAATACCTCACCGAGAAGCGGATGATCGACATGTTCGAGAAAGAGGCCGCGTACATGGAGCGCGTGAACGAGGCGGCGGGCGTCGCAGTGTACGGCGACACCGATATCGAAGCCCTCGTGACCATGATTACGAGCCACTTCCAGTACCTCTACTACCTCAAGCGCGAGAAGGACAGCCGCGACCTCGCGGACAAGCAGAGGTACAACAGCATGAAGAACAAGGAGGCCGCTACCCATGAGAGGTTCATGAAGCTGCTAAAGCTCGACCCAAGCTCTCGCGTCGATTTCGGCGGCACGTCAGGCGATGATGCCGATGACGAGTTCTAACGCGAAGGCACGCAAGCGCAAGCAGATCAGATGCCCGAGGATCACCGAGTACCTTCGGCTGGTCGAGTCGGGCAAGTACAACGCCTGCGAACGCCAGAAGAAGTTCGCGGCGTACGTGCGGCGCGTGTTCGCGAGCGAAGAACTCATCATCGACACCGACCGCATCGACCGATACGGTCGCTACCTGCGCTACTTCCCGTTCGACCAGTTCTTCCCGTGGGAGTGGTGCCTGTTCACGCTTTTCACGTGCGTGTTCCGCGCTGACGGCACCCCGCGCTGGCCTGACCTCGTGTGCTTCATCGGTCGAGGCGGCGGCAAGAACGGCTTCATCGCGTTCGTGACGTTCTGCCTCGTGACGGCGGTCAACGGCATCAGGAACTACGACGTCGATATCTGCGCCAACTCCGAGGAGCAGGCGAAGAGGTCGTTCACCGACATATGGGAGATGCTAGAGGGCAAGAACCGCCTGAAATTCAAGAAGGGTTTCAGGTGGAACCGCACCGAGATCGTCAACACATCGACGAACTCGGCGATCAAGTACCGCACGAACTCGCCGAAGTCCAAGGACGGCATGAGGAGCGGCGCGGTCATCTTCGACGAGGTGCACGCTTACACCAACTGGAACAACATCACCGTGTTCACGACCGGGCAGGGCAAGTGCCCGCACCCGAGGCGGGCGTTCATATCGTCGAACGGCAACGTGCGCGACGGCGTGTACGACGCGCTGCTCGAACGATGCGACCGCATACTCAACGGCGAGGTCGAGGACGATAACGGCTACCTCCCGTTCGTGTGCTCGCTCGACGCGCCCGAGGAGGTGCACGACGAGGCGAACTGGGAGAAGGCGAACCCGTCGCTGCCGTACCTTCCCGTGCTCCGATTGCAGATACGCAAGGAGTACAAGGACTGGATCGACAACCCAGCGGAGAACGCCGACTTCATGACGAAGCGCATGGGCATACCGCAGGGCGACAAGGAGTTCGAGGTCACGTCGTGGGAGAACCTGAAACGCGCGAGCCGCGAGCGGCCAGAACTCGCTGGCAAGCCGTGCGTGCTCGGCCTCGACTTCTCGCGCAAGGATGACTTCTTGAGCGCGGCGCTGCTGTTCCGCGAGCGCAACGATGACGGCGAGGAGGAGTTCTACGCGATCCACCACTCGTGGTTCTGCCTGAACTCGCGCGACCGCGAGCGGATCAAGCCGCCCCTCGACGAGTGGGCGAAGCTCGGCATCGTGACGCTCGTCGATGAGGTCGAGATACCGACCTCGATCGTCGTGAGGTGGATAGAGGAGGCGCAGGCCGTCTACGAGATAGTCGGCGTCGCCCTCGACGATTACCGATACGACATAGTGCACGAGGAGCTGGAAGGCCTCGGGTACTCGGCGAAGGATCACACGATCACGAAGGTCAGGCCGTCGCACCACATGCGCGTGCAGCCCGTGATCAACTCGGCGTTCGCTACCGGGCGCATAGCGTGGGGCGAAGACCCCGCGATGAGGTGGTTCACGAACAACACGAAGCTCGTGCCGTTCCTGAACGGCAACTACAAGTACGAGAAGATCGAGCCGAGGTCGCGCAAGACTGACGGCTTCATGGCGCTCGTCGCCGCGTTCTGCATACGCGAGCAGATACCCGAGACTCGCGAGCTTGAGTTCCTGCCCATGTTCACGTTCTAAAACCCGCGTTTCCGCCCGAAAACGGGCGAAAACCGCCGAATTTCGCAAAAAAGCGGGCGAAATCGGCGAATTACGGCGAAAAACAGCCGAAAACGCGCCGAAACGGGCGAAAATCCCGAAATTCGGCCATTTCAAGGCGAAAAGGCCACGGAAAACCGAAGGGAGGTTAAAAATGGCGAATTTCCTGACCAGGCACTTCAACTTCCTGTCGAAGAAGCCCACGGACGAGGAGATCGAGGCGATCTTCCAGCATTTCACCGAGAAGGCGGCGTTCAAGCAGCTCGCCGTGTACATCGCGACCAGCTACATCGCGAACGCGCTCTCGGGATGCGAGGTCAAGGTGATCCGCGAAGGCAAGGAGGTCGATAACGACCTGCTCTACTACCGCCTGAACGTCTCGCCCAACCCGAACCAGAGCGGGGCGCAGCTCATGAACGCCCTCGTCACCCGCCTGTGCCTCGAAACCGACGCCCTCGTCGTACCGCACAAGTCGGACATGCTCTACCTCGCCGACTCGTTCTCGACCGACCCGCACCCGCTCAAGGATGACGTGTTCCGGGGCGTCAGCGTCGAGGGCAAGCAGGTCGCGAAGAGCTACAAGGCTGGCGACGCCTACTACTTCAAGCTGGAAGACCGCAAGGTTCACGGAATCATCAACAGCCTCTACGAAGACTACTCGAAGCTGCTCTCGGCAGCGATCACCGGGTTCGTGCAGGGGCACGGTCGCAAGTACAAGCTCAAGCTCGACAACGTGAAGGTCGGCGACAAGGACTTCGCGGAGAAGTACGAGAACGTCGTGAAGAAGCAGCTCGAACAGTTCCTCACGAGCGAGAACGCCGTGTACCCCGAGTACGCGGGCTACAGCCTCGAAGAGCTGAAACACGAGGCTGACGGGTCGAGCAACGACATACTCGCGATGCGCAAGGAGGTCTTCGACCTGGTGGCGCAGGCGTACAAGATACCGACCTCGATGATGTACGGGAACACCAACAACACGAACGACGTGCTCAACCAGTTCCTCACGTTCGCGGTCGATCCGATCGCGGTCATGATGGGCGACGAGCTGACGCGCAAGTCGTTCACGTTCGACGAGTGGGCGAAAGGCTCGCGCGTGATCGTCGATACGAAGTGCATCAACCACGTCGATATATTCAACGTCGCCGACAAGGTGGACAAGCTCATATCGAGCGGCGTGTTCTCCATCGACGCGGTTCTCTCCGCGCTGGGCTACCAGCCCCTCAACACCGAATTCAGCCAAGCTCACTACATCACGAAGAACTACGAGCTTGCTGAAGACGCGATGGCTCGACTCACCGAAGGAGGTGAACAGTAAATGGACAAAGCGAAACGGTTCTACAACCTCGTCGTGAACGGCTCGACGGCAGACCTCGACATATACGGCGATATCGTCAGCGAGGCGTACTCGTGGGACGAGTCGGACATGAACGTCTACCGCCTCTCGCGCCTGTTGGAGGGCTTGCAGGGCGTCAGCCAGATCAACGTGAACATCAACTCGTACGGCGGCGAGGTCGCCGAGGGCATAGCGATCTACAACGCCCTCAAGCGCCACAGCGCCAGGATCGTCACGCGCTGCGACGGCATGGCCTGCTCGATCGCCTCGGTGATATTCATGGCGGGCGACGAGCGCGTCATGTACGCGCCCTCGATGCTCATGATCCACAACGCCTCGTCGGTGGCGTGGGGCACCGCCGCAGACCTCCGCAAGGCAGCGGACGATAACGAGAAGATCACGTCGATGAGCAAGGCCGCGTACATGGAGCACGTGAGCATCACCGAGGAGGAGCTGACCGCGCTCATGGACGCCGAGACATGGATCACGCCCGCCGAGGCGCTGAACATGGGCTTCGCGACCGTGGTCGAGGCTCACGACTCCACCGACGCGCCCGCTCAGGACGCGCGGCTCGCGGCGTTCTCGATGATCGAGAGCGCGTTCGCCGCGAGGGTCGCCGAGGCGGCGGCAGACGCCGACGATGACGATCCAGACGATGACCCCGACGAACCGGGCGACGCCGACCCCGAGGCCGACCCCGAGGCCGACCCAGACCCCGAAGACGGGGAGGGCGGCGAAACCGACCCCGACACCGACGAAGACCCCGAGGACGGGGACGATGACGGGAAGAAGAAGGACGAGCAGGCATTCCGCTCGTTCATCCAATCAGCGTACAAGTAGAAAGGACAACCGAAAATGACCGTACGCATCAACGACAACAACGCCGAGATCGCCGCGACGATGGCAGCGGCCATGCGCTCCGACGATCCCGAAGTCCAGGCTGCGGCTTGGGCGCAGTTCCACCAGTCCCTGACCGAGCGCCTGATGGCAGACTTCGAGGAGGTCAAGCAGTCCAACGACTCCGCGATCCTCGTCCAGCGCGGCTACCGCCAGCTCACCACCGCCGAGACGCAGTGGTACCAGAAGCTCGCCGACGCCATGCGCTCGGCCAACCCGAAGCAGGCGTTCGTGGATATCATCGGCGAGGATATCGAAGCCGAGGTCATGCCCGAGACGATCATCGAGGACGTGTACCGCAACTTGCAGGAGGAGCACCCGCTGCTGCAAAGGGTCAACTTCACCTACGTCAAGTACGCGACGAAGTGGATCCTCAACGACCACACCGCGACGAAGGCCGTGTGGGGCAAGATCACCGACGAGATCACCAAGCAGATCACGAGCGGCTTCAAGGTGGTCGCCGTCAACCAGTCGAAGCTGTCGGCCTTCGCGTTCATCGAGAAGGGGATGCTCGACCTCGGCCCGACGTTCCTCGACGCGTACGTCCGCGCCGTGCTCTCCGAGGCCATGTACTGCGGCCTCGAATACGGCATCGTCGCGGGCACGGGCGTCGATGAGCCGATCGGCGTCATCCGCGACATTCACGAGGGCGTCACCGTCTCCACGACTGACGGCTACCCGAAGAAGACCGCCGTCGCCGTCACCAAGTTCGACCCCGCGTCGTACGGTGCCCTGCTCGCGCAGCTCGCCGAGACGGAGGACGGCCACAAGCGCAGCTTCGCGGGCGTCGCGCTGCTGTGCAACCAGAAGGACTACCTGACGAAGATCATGCCCGCGAGCACCGCGCTCACCGAGGACGGCCGCTACGTCACAGGCTTGTTCCCGTTCCCGACCGAGGTCATCATCACGAACGAGATGGCCGACAACGAGGCCGCGATCGGCCTGCTCGACGAGTACGACGTGCTCGTCGGCGGCGAGCAGAACGGCGTGATCGAGTTCTCCGACGAGTTCAAGTTCGTCGAAGACCTGCGCTACTTCAAGGTCAAGCAGTACGCCACTGGCCGCGCGTTCGACAACACGAGCTTCATCCTGCTCAACATCCAGAACCTCGAACCGACCTACATCACCGTCAGCGCCCTCGTGTCCGGCACCGTCGAAACCGAACCCGGCGCTTAAGGAGTGATGACCCATGTCCGATGATAACCACAACGGCGACCTCGCCAAGATTGTCGGGCAAGTGAAGGCAAAGTGCCGCATCACGTGGGAGGACTCGGGCACCGAGAGCATCGTCGCCGAGGGCATCGTGCCCTCGGCTCTCTCGGTGATCCGATTCATGGTCGGCATACCCGACAGCGTTGACTTCGACTTCTCGGAACCCGGCATCGAGCACGCCCTGCTGCTCAACTACTGCTACTACGCGTGGCACGACGCCGAGGACGATTTCGGCAAGAACTACGCGGCAGACCTCGCGTTCGCCCGCCGCAAGTGGGAGGTGCTAAACGATGCTGAACAGCAAGAGGGCACTTCCTAGCTACTCCGACGGCGTGCTCGGCGTGTACAAGGCCAAAGACCGAAAGACCGACTTCGGCGCGAGGCTGAACGTCGAGAAGCTGTCGGACATGGAGTTCATCTGCTCGCTGTGCTACCACACGCAGACGATCCGCGAGCAGGACTACGACTTCGCGGAGCGCTCCGACTTCAACCTGTCGCTCAAGCTCAAGACGCCGAGGTTCGACCTCGTGAAGTCGGATTGCCTCGCGCTGATCGGCTCGAAGCTGTTCGACGTTTCGCACATCGACGCGACCGACCGCGAGATGTACCTGTACCTTGAGGAGGTGGGCGAGATTGACCTTGCTCAATGAGTTCGCGGACGCGCTCAAGGCCGTCGAGGACAACGTCTACTACGGCACGGGCGTCCAGCACGACAAGTCGAAGCCGTGGAACTACATCGTGTTCTCGCGCGACGTTCTTCGCCGCAAGCAGAACAGGAGCGGATACGCCGACGTGGTGAACGTCGCGATCGTCCGCGAGGAGTACATACCCGATGGCACCGAGGAGCGGGTCATCGCCGCGCTCGAAGCCCTCGCGGGCGTGCGCCTCGTGGAGGAGGATCACGAGTATTACTACAACGTGAAGCCGAACACGAGCCACGTCATCGAGATGTGCGTGCTCAAGTTCACGCATTCGAGGAAATCATGAGCGGCGTGTTCTCGGTCGAGGGCGAGGACTTCGACCTCCTCGCCGCCGCGATGGCAGACTACGGCGAAGGAGCCGCCGACGTGGTTTCGGAGGTCGTTCACGGCAGCGGCGATATCATCCGCGACCAGATCGACCCGCTCATCCCGACCTCGGGGCGAACGTTCAAGGGGCACCGATCGGGTGCCCGGGGTTCGCAGTGGCAGAGATACGACACGGGCGAGACGCTGGCGATCACCGTGGCGACCACATCGGCGCGGCGCTACCTTTACTTCCCCGACGATGGCAGCAACACGAAGCGCCACGCGGGAAACCAGCAGTTCATGATGCGCGGCGCGGAAGCCGCCGCGCCCATGATCCTAGAGAAGGGCATCGACGCCCTGATAGAGAGCTTTGAAAGGAGCTAGAACAAATGGCAAACAACAACATGACCGTCTTCTCCGAGTTCGAGGCGCGTTCGATGCGCTTCATCTTCGGCGAGGGCGACGTATACGACGTGCAGTGCGTCGGCAAGGTCGAGTGCGAGGCGGCGATCCGCAACATCGTCAAGAACTGCCGAGGCTCGGTCGCCAAGAAGCGTACCCGCCCGACTGGCGAGGGCACCTTGAAGGTGACGGCGCACATCCCCTACGAGCTTTACGTGCGCCTGCACGACATGAAGCGCGAGGAGCTGGCAGAGGGCGTCTACGCGTACGGCCAGAACAGCCTGCACCCCGAGGTGTGCGTCACCGCCGATATCTTCGACGAGGACGACAACGAGAAGTTCAAGGCGTGGCCTCGCTGCACCATCTCGACGGGCGCGAACCAGACCATCGAGAACGGCGGCGACGAGGTTGCCGAGGTCGAGATCGAGATCGGCTACATGCCCGACGCCTACAACGAGGGCTTCTACGAGGCTCTTGCCGCGAACCTCGACTCGACGATCAAGGACGCGTGGCTCAACGCCTTCACGCCCGACCTCGTGCGCACGGCTAGCGCCGAGGAACCGGGCGCGTAAGGGGGCGGTCGCATGAGGGTCATCGCACTGCGCAACTGGCGCGACCTCAAGGAGGGCGTGCGGCGCATCGAGGGCGACGTGTTCACCGTGAGCAAGGAGCGCTACGAGGAGATCATGGCCGTGCAAGCCGACCTCGTAGCACCGTACGAGCAAGCGCCCGAGCCGACGCCCGACGAGGCGGCGAAGGCCGAAGCCCCGAAGCGCACGACGCGCAAGAGGGCGACGGCCAAGAAGAACGGCTAACGACCAGGGAGGGGAGGCCGCGAGGCCTCCCCTCCGCTTTTAAGGAGAGACATGACAAAGAACAAGGCCAACAACACGGTGGTCAAGATGGAGATGGCAGACGGCTCGACCGTCAAGCTCACCCTCGCCTACCGTTTCCTGCTACAGCTCTCGAACTTCGACCGCAAGGTGTACGACGAGTACAACGCCGTGTGGAACAAGAAGGAGGGCAAGCGCGAGGAGATCGACAACATCCGCGTGCTGTACGCGGCGTACCTGTGCGCCTGCATCCAGGACGGCACCCAAGAGGCCGCGATGAGCTGGGACGAATGGCTCGACAACGTGACGCTAGACCGCGAGGCGGTCGTGCGGGCGATGATGGAGCTTCTAGCCCCAAAACGAAAAGGGGATATCGGGACGCGTTCCGAGTAAGGCACCCGACGAGGCGCAACGCGCCGAAGCTCCCCGACTTCCCGATAGAGGACGTGGCAGACGCCTACACGCACTACGTCCTCAACCTCGGCGTGCCCGAATCGACGTTCTGGAACGCGGACGTGTGGTTCGTCAAGGAGGTCGCGGCCAACAAGGCCGCGTACGACAGGTGGTACGCCGACGCAATCGAAAAACTCAAGAACTAAGGAGGTGATCATATGGCCGACAAGGAGGCGAAGATCAAGTTCAAGGCCGAAACCTCGGAATTCCAGAGCCAGGTCAAGGCCGCGAACTCCGAGCTTTCGTCGCTGCGCTCGGAAATGAAGCTCAACGAGGCGCAGTTCCAGAACAGCGGCGACAAGGCAGACTACCTCAAGGGCAAGTCGCAGCTCCTCGAATCGCAGATCGAGGCGAACCGCGACAAGCAGAGCGCCCTCAACTCCGAGATCGAGGTCGCCACGTCGATATACGGCGAGGACTCGCAGGAGGTCGCGAACCTCGAAAAGCAGCTCAACTACACGATGGCGCAGGAGGAGCAGCTACAGAGCCAGCTCGCCGCGACGAACGCCGAGCTAGAGGCGAACGAGAGCGCCACGGGTCAGCTCACCAGCACCATCGACGCGCAGGAGGAGGAGCTAAAGACCCTCAAGGAGGAGTACGTCAACGCCGCGCTCACGTACGGCGAGAACTCCGAGGAGGCGCAGCGCCTCGCGGGCGAGATCACGACGCTCTCGGGCGAGCTTGCCGACAACAAGCAGCAGCTCGCGGACGCCCGAGCCTCTGCCGACGATTTCGACAAGTCGATCGAGCAAGCGGGCACCGACACGGCCAGCTCGGTCGAGGCGATGGCCGACGCGCTCGCGAACGCGGGCGTCGCCGCCGCGATAGCCGAGATCGGCGAGGCCGCCGTCGAGATGGCCTCGACGTTCGACGAGGCGACCGCCGCCATCGTCGAGGGCACGGGCGCGACTGGCGAAGCCCTCGAAGACCTGCAAGACGCGGCGATCGAGAGCTTCGGCAACATGAAGAACGCCGACGCCGACCTCAACGACGTGGCTGGCGTGGTCGCCGAGCTGAACACGAGGCTCGGCCTCACGGGCGACGAGGCGACCGTGACAGCCGACAAGGTTCTCACGTTCTCGCAGCACGTGGGCACGGATGCGGTCGGGTCGGTCGATTCGATCGTCGATGTGATGAAGCGCTGGCACCTCGAAGGCGACGATATGGACGCCCTGCTCGACGATCTCGTCACGAGCAACCAGGCGTGCGCCCTCTCGGTCGATGACTTCACGGGCTACCTCACCAAGAACTCGACCCAGTTCCAGGAGCTGGGCTTCTCGATGGAAGACTCGCTCGCCTTCATGACGAGCCTGTCGGACGGCGGCGCGAACGTCAGCGTGGTCATGAGCGGCCTCACGAAGACCGTGACCAACCTGTCGGACGTGACCGATGACGTGCCCGGTGCGTTCCAGGACGCGATCACGGCTATCGGCGAGTGCGACAGCGTGTCGGAGGCGCTGAACGCGCAGGTCGGCGACACGGGCAAGACCGTCGAGGAGGTCTTCGGCAAGAAGGCCGCGCAGGAGATCGCGACGTGCGTGCAGAACGGCAACTTCGACCTCGAACGGTTCTCTAGCGCCCTGGCCGACAACCAGGGGATAATGATGCAGACCGCCGAGGACGCGACCACGATGGGCGACGAGATGTCGCGCGTGACGAACAACGTCGCCGCGACGTTCGACTCCGTGTTCGCGCCCGCCATCTCCGACGTGATCGGCTTCATAGCCGACCTGACGGGCGACATGGGCGGCGTCATCCGCGACTGCCCGATATTGCAGGGCGTGCTCGTCGGCGTCGCCACGGCGCTCGGCATCGTGGCGGCGGCGCTGGGCATCACGTCGCTCGTGCGTGCCGCGACCGCCGCGTTCGCGCTGCTGAACACGACGCTGCTCGCGAACCCCATATTCCTCGTCATCACCGCGATCGCCGCGCTCGTCGCGGCGCTCGTGTGGGCGTACAGCAACTGCGAGGAGTTCCGAAACGCGGTCGATGCGGCGTTCGCCGACGTTCAGGCCGCGATATCCGAGGCGATCGAGGCGGCGATGCCCTACATCGAGCAGGCCGTCGATTTCATCGTCAACGAGGTCATGCCAGTCGTGGCCGAGGTTCTGTCGGTGGTCGTGCAGGCGCTCGGGCAAATCCTGTCAGTCGTGGCGTCGGTCATGCCGAACATAATGGGCATCATCGGCGGCGTGCTCGAAACGGTCAAGGGGCTGTTCGACACCGTGTTCGGCTTCATCGTCGGCATAACGACGGGCGACTTCTCGCAGATGCAGGCGGGCATCGACGGCATCATGCACGGTATACAGGGCATCATCTCGAACGTCCTCGCCGCGATACAGACGATATTCGGCGCGGTTCTCTCCGCGATCGGCTCGCTGTGGTCGCAGGTGTGGAGCGCCGTGTCGGCGTTCGCCGCGAGCATCTGGGACGGCATTCGGAACGCCATCTCGGCGGTCATCAACGCCATCTACGCCGTCATCTCGTCGGTGCTGAACGCGATCTCGGCCACCTGGTCGGCGATATGGAACGCCGTCTGGGCTACCGCCACCAACATCTGGAACGGCATCCGAAACGCCATCAGCGCGGCGGTAAACTCGGCCTACAGCGTGGTTTCGAGCGTCGTGAACGCCATCAGCTCGACCGTGAGCGCCGTCTTCAACGGCGTGTGGAGCACCGCCACCAACATCTGGAACGGCATCCGCAACGGCATCAGCTCGGCGATCAACTCGGCGCACTCCGTCGTGTCGGGCGTCGTGAACGCCATCAGCTCGACGGTTTCGAGCGTGTTCAACGGCATCCAATCGACGGCCTCGAGCATCTGGAACGGCATCAAGAACGCGATCACCTCGCCGATCGAGTCGGCGAAGGGCATCGTAGACCGCGCGATAAGCACGATCAGCAACATCATATGCGGCGCCCGGTTGGAGCTGCCGCACATCAAGCTGCCGCACTTCAGGATCGACGGCGGCGAGGTGCCGTGGGGCATCGGCGGCAAGGGCTACGCCCCGAGCGTCAGCATCGACTGGTACGCACGCGGCGGCATCATGACAAGCCCGACCATCTTCGGATGGAACGGCGACCGCCTGCTCGGCGGCGGCGAGGCTGGCAACGAGGCCATACTGCCGATCGACCTGCTGCAAAGCTACA